GGTAATGGAGCCGGTACCGGGCTATCACGTCAACATCCGAGTGCGGGACTTCTCGCCACCGGACTACGTTGAGCCGGTGCCGGAACCTGCTCCTGTGAAGTACGTTCTGAACGCTGACGGGACGCAGAAGATGGACAGGGCCGGTAAGCCCATCCCCATCGTTGCGCCGGAAGCTATCGTGCCTGTGAGGGCACCTGTTGCGCCGAGAGTCAGCGACGTTGCGAAACTGCCGCTGATTGCGCGGCCTGCAACGCCTTATCGGGTGTGGGCGTAATGGACGGTTGGGCCTTGTTCGCGGTGATGTGCGTCCTGCAAGCCGCAGACGGCTGGACGACGTACCAGGGGCTGCGCTACGGCGCGCGGGAGAGAAACCCGATTGCAAACTGGTTGATGGACGCGCTCGGGACTGTCCCCGCGATTGTCGTCATCAAGGGCGTGGTGATCGTTGTTGCGTGGCTGCTCATTCCCCAGCCGGAATACCTGGCCGGGCTGGTGATCGTCTACGCGCTGGTGGTCTGGAACAACTGGAAATGGGTGCGACTCTACAAGGACTGATGCAATGAGCGACGTACAGTATTCCTTCAATGCTCTTGAAGGCGGCACTTCGAGCAAGGTTGCCATCTCGGGAACGAGCGCGCAGTCGGTGGCAATCGGTCGCCACTACAAGGCGGTGATCTGCTCGGACACGGCGTGTTTCTTCCGCGTGGGGCAAGACCCGACGGCGGTGAATACGGGCGTTGACCAGTACCTGCTGGGCAACGTCTCCTACCGCGTGGTCGCCATGAAACCCGGCGACAAGATCGCGTTTATCACGACCGGGGCCACTGGCACGGTCTACATCTCTCCCGGTGCGTAACTAGCACCACTCCACTGACCCGCTTCGGCGGGTTTTTTTTCGCCCGCGAATTGCGGGTTTTTTTTCGCCCACTTGCCGGGGATGCGGCCTGTTTTGGGAAACCAAATGACTGAAGAAACAAACGTCGAGCCTGTCGTTGAGACGCAAACCACCACGACTGAAGCCGAAGCACCGGAGGTCACGGCACCGGAAACCGAAGTAGCCGAAACCCCTGCCGAGCCACAAGAAAGCGATGTGGAGCGGGAGCGGAAACGGTTTGAGAGACGCATCGGAAGGCGCACCGCCGAACTCTACAAGGAGCGGGCTGAGAAAGAGCAGCTTGCGGAACGTATAGCGCGGTTGGAAGCGAGTCTGACGCCCCGAGAAGAGCAGTCCGTTGATCCCCAGCAGATCGAGCAGTTCGTTCGCCAGCAGGCGAAGGAAATCGCCGCTGTGGAGCGGATCAACGAGAAGTGCAACCAGATTGCAGACGAAGGCAAGCGGACGTTTACGGATTTCAACGTCGCGCTTCAGCAGTTGGCGCAGGAAACCGGCCCGTTGTTTGACCGTGCCGGAAAACCGACGCCGCTGATGAGCGTGATTCTGGAGTCCGACGCCCCTGCAAAAGTCTTGCATCACCTCGGGACGAATCCAGACATCGCCGCAGACCTGGCCGATTTGAACCCCATGCAGCTCGCCCGTCGCCTCGTGAAGATCGAGGCCGAAATGCAGGCTGCTCCCAAGCAATCGAGCGCACCCAAGCCGCTTGCCCCAACAAAGGGCGCGGCGAGCAATGACGAATTGCACCCCGGACTGTCCGACGCGGACTGGATTCGGCGGCGCGAGAAGGAATTGCGGGATCGCTACAAATAGGAGCCAATCATGGCGACGAATGCTTTCAAGACCCTAAAAGACGGTGATATCACCAGAGAGGCGCTTCGGATTAACAGCTAGTCCCTTCGCGCAGCAATGCGCGTCGAAAACGATGTGAATTCGGTGAAACCCTAAACAGACATTGCATTGTAGAAATACGGTATAATGTCTGCATGGAAACACCGAGCCAAGGCTTGAAGAAACGCGGCGCGTACGATAAGGACAAGTACGCTCGCAAAAAGGCAAAGAGAACCCCCGCCGAGCATGAGGCATTCAAGGCGGAACGCAGGGAATACATGAAGCGGTGGCGCGCCGAGAATGGCGACCGTCACCGGGGTTACGGGATTACGTTTCGCAAGCGGTTGATTGCCGCGATGAATCCCGAAGAACTCGCCGCCTTTCGTCTCGCAGAACGCGAAAAGACGAAACGGTTGAATACCATCCTGAAGGATGATGTGTTCACCGCATATGGCGGATGGAAATGTGCTTGCTGCGGGGAGGTCGAGCGGGATTTTCTAACCATCGACCATATGCAGAACAACGGAAGCAAGTTGCGGCGCGAAGGCGTCCACGGCCACGGAATGCAGTTCTATCGATGGCTCAAGAAAAGCGGCTTTCCTCCGGAGTTCCAGGTTCTCTGTATGAATTGCCAATTCGGAAAGCGGATGAGTAAGGATCATATTTGTCCGCATCAAGCAAGGTGTAACGACTATTCCGCAAGGAAGTAGGGCCAAGCGGCCCGAAGCGCATCGCACCCCTCTGGGGTGATGAGATAGTCTGCTCTGCAAAGGAAACTTGCAGCAGCCCGAAAGGGCGGTTCAGGAACTAGCGAGCCTGGGCGAACATAAGGTCTGAAAAATGCGAATGGCGTCATCAAATCGGTGGATCGCCAGTTCGATTCGCGCTTCGGCGCAACCGGCGCGAAGAACGGCGGCACGTTGCAAATCCGCTTGCCCAACCGCTACAGCGTCACCACCGGCCGCACCGCGACCACGGGTGGCGGCGACACGAACGAACTGACGACCGCGCTGGTCGTTGGCACGCAGAAGCACGTCAGCATGGGGTTCTTCTCCTCGGAGTTGACCCTGAGCCTCGACGACTTCTCGGACCGCTACCTCAAGCCGGCGATGAGCGTGCTGGCCTCGACCATTGCTGCGGACTTGTGCGTTGCGATGCAGTCGGGTTTCAGCAACGTGGTTGGCACGCCGGGAACCACCCCGTCGTCGTTTCTCACCTACGCGCAAGCCGGTGAGCGACTCGACTGGCAGACGGCTCCGCGTGACGGTGGACGGACGGTGATTCTCAGCCCGACCGCGATGGCTGCGACGGTGGACGCCCAAAAGGGTCTGTTCGCCCCGTCTGGGCGGATTGGCGACCAGTACGAGTCGGGAATGCTGGAGCAGATGACGGGCTTCAAGTTCCTGATGGACCAGTCGATCCAGACCTTGACCGCTGGTGCGCGCAATACGGCGTACACCACCCACGGCTCGGCCCCGCATACCAGCGGGACGGCGGTGATCGCGGTCATCACCGGCGCGAACGCGATGGTTGCTGGCGATCAGTTCACCATTGCCGACGTGTTTGAAGTCAACCCCGACACCAAGGCCAGCACCGGCCAACTCAAGGTGTTCACGGTTGCCGAAGCCTATACGGGCGGTGCGGGCAATGTGACCGTCTCGCAGGTGCTGTACGACACCGGGCCGTACAAGAACATGAGCAACGCCATTGGCAATACCAAGGCGATCACGTTCGTCGGCACGGCTTCGACCGCGTACCCGCGCAACCTCGCGTTCCACAAGGACTCGGTGGTGCTGGCGACGGCCGACCTGGAACTGCCGAAGGGTGTGGACATGGCCTCCCGTGCCAGCATGGACGGCCTGAGCCTTCGTTTCGTGCGGCAGTACGACGCGACCACGGATAACTTCCTGGCTCGCTTCGACGTGCTTTACGGCGTGAAGGTGGTGCGTCCCGCGTGGGGCGTGGTGGTGATGGGCTAGATGTAACTGACGGGGGGCTTCGGCTCCCCGTCTTTTTCTGGAGTCGCCAATGAGTACCACCCTGCCACGCGGCAACATCCTCAAGATGTTCGCCGTTGGCGTCCTGTTCGACCCCGGCGAAATCACGGGTGGCGCTTCCACGATTGAGCACGACATCACGGTCCCCGGTGTTCTGCCGGGTGACATCGTGGTGTGCTGCAACAAGCCGACGCATACCGCTGGGGTGACTGTGGGTGGTATGCGGGTGAAGGCGAAAGACCTGCTGTCGATCTCGTGGGCGCACCCTGCTGGCGGTTCTGTTGATCCGCCTGCGGAGGTTTACATCTTTCTGATTGCACGACCGGAGAATCCGTTGCCGGGTGTCTTTAATGCGTAAAAGGAGCAAGAAATGAGCACTTCCATTCCACGCGGCAACATCCTCAAGATGTTCGCCGTCGCGGTGTCCGTTGACGTGACCTCGCGCGATGCGAACACGTCTACGGAGTTTGATGTAACGGTTCCCGGTGTCTTGGCGGGTGACATCGTGATTACGGTGAACAAGCCTTCCCTGTCGGCGGGCATTGGCGTCGTGAACGCTCGCGTGAAGTCGGCGAACACCGTCGCGGTGCAGTTCGTCAACGCCACGGGGGCCGGTGTCGATCCGGCGGCGGAGACGTACATCTTCGTCATCGGCCGCGCCGAATCCACCCCCGCCATCTTCAACGCCTGATAGGAACCCCCGGCAACGGGGGCTTCCACTATGACCACGACACTTGACGTTGTAGACCGCGCGCTGGAGATCGTCCAGGTGAAGGCACCGGGACAGGCGACGAACGCCGAAGACGCCGATCTTGGCCTGCGTGCGCTGATCTCTCTACTCGACGCCTGGCAGTTGGACCCGCACAGCGTGATCGGCCTGACCGAACTCGTCTACACGCCGGCCGCTGGGGTTGAGACGGTGACGATTGGCCCCGGCGCGGATATTGACGTGGCGATGCCGGTGCGGATTGACCGCGCTTCGACGGTGGGTGATGCGCCGCTCGAGTTCGCCACCGAGTTCGGTGGTGTCGGCGCGTACTGGATGCGCGGCTATGACGTTGGAACGCTGCACATCCCTGCCAGTGACGGCTCGGAACTGCGCCTGTGGGTGGAACTGGAGCCTGTGACCGGCTTTGCGAGCCTTACACTGGCAACGGTTCTGACCCTGCCTGCGGGGTACCTGCAAGCGTTGGAGTACGGCCTTGCGGACAAGCTGACGCTGGACTACGGGACGGACCCGGTTACGTCGGCGCGGATCAAGCTGGAGGCGGCGGTAGGTTTGAGAAAGGTCAAGCGGGCGAACGCTCGCGTGCCGCAACTGGACGTGCGGGTGTAGACATGGCGAACGGGCTGATAGACGCGCTGGGAGCGTACTTGATGTCAAAGGGGCCAGCGCCTTTAGTCCCTGATCGGAACACGCTCGGGAGCATGGCGCAGGGCGCGAGCAATGACCTTGCGTCGATGGTTTCTGCGCCTGTTGACGGGATAGCGTGGTTGCTGCGAAAGGCAGGCTTACCGATCCCGCAGAACGCGCTAGGCGGCTCGCAGTGGATGTCGGAGGTAGGGTTGACGCCTGCGCCGAGAAACGCGCTTGCCGGGGCCACTGGTGGCGTTGCCGGGGCGACTTTACCCTTTGTCGCCGCTGCGCGTGCGCCGCAGGTTGCGCGGGGCTTGCTTGCCTTGGAAGAACAGATGCCGGTGGCGAGTTTCGCCAATCGTGCGCCTGCCAGACAGGACGGAATCTTCGCGGGCCACCTTGCCATGACGGCAGATAAGAACGCGCTGGCGCAGGCGCAGAAGATGAGCGCCGCCGACGTGGACCCCCGCACCATTTGGAACGATACGGGGTGGTTCAAGGGTGGAGATGGCAAGTGGCGTTTTGAGATTGACGATTCGGCGGCGCAGTATCGTGCGCCTGATGTAATGGCGCAGAAAGTGACCGCGCATAACAAAGAACTGGACGCAGCATTCGCCGCCAGTTATCTGCGTCACCACATGGACAAGACCGGGGCAGACATCGCACAAGCCAAAGAACATTGGCGCGAAATCTTTGGTGTGGAACCACCCGCCGCCGCCGGCAGCATGGCAAAAGGTATGCCAGCCGAACAACTGAGTGACTATTACAAGCGGTTGGAGGCTGTTCCTGCGCCGAGTTGGAATAATTTGCGCGCCGATGTTGGGGATGTGATGGACCACCCGGCCCTGTTTTCCGCTTACCCACCCACGCGCGGCCTGATGTTCGAGTCTGTCCACCCGTCCCAACTTGGGCCGGGAGTGAGCGGCCAACATCACGGGATCACTATTAGTTTACGGGACGACATTGCGCGGAATCCAACGAAAGGCAGGGATGTATTGCTCCACGAGGCGCAGCACGACGTGCAGGGCCTGGAGGGGTTTGCTTACGGCGGTATGCCGGAAACCGCGCGGACAATTATGGAGCGCGCCGCCAAAGATGAGATGTCTCCGCTCTACACGGCCAAGAGTAGGTATAACCAAGTCAGCAGTTCGCTTGGCGACCTGCGTAGAGCCGACTACCTACAAAAACTCAAATCTCTAAGCACCAAACCGAATCCCCGGCCAGCAGAGATTCATCGTATGTCGGCGTGGTACGAACACAGCACCGCGATCCGCGAGCAACTTGGGCCTATGCCGAAAAAGGCTGGCGAGGCGAGAGACGGTTGGCTGCGAAACGCGGCGAGCATCCTGCACCACAAGGAAGCCGCGAAGATACACGGGTTGGAATGGGACCCCAGATTCAAGATGTCGCGGGAAGAACTCAAGAAGCAGATTCGTCCGCTAGAGAAGGACCTTTTCAAGCTTCTCCCGCAGGCGCGGGCGGCGAGCGGCGTCGAGCAGAAGTTCAACGCGCTGCGAAGTATGTCAGACGACGACTTGTATCGTCGGCTTGCTGGCGAGGCGGAATCCCGCGCTGTGCAGGCGCGCAAGGATATGACGCCAGAACAACGCCGCGCAACCTTCCCGCTGGACTCCTACGACGTGCCGTTGAACGAATTGATTTATGCCGGGCGGCGGCCATGATCGTCGGCCCTGCCTATGCTCTGAAAGAGCGCAAGGCCGATGTCCAGCGCAGCATCAACCTGACGCCGACGCACATCGAGGCGGGGCGGGCGCAGATGTATCTCCAGCCGGTGCCGGGGCTAAAGTCGTTCAGTAGTCCGCCGGTCGAGGAAAACCCCTGCACGGCGGTATCTCCCGATCCGGCGGTCTTCTCGCTGCAACGCATGGAGTCCTACCCGTTCGTGGACACGGTGGCGCTGACGAGCACCTTCCAGCGCGAGCTTGCGGTCACGCTCGGAGCGCCGGGAACGCTCGTGCAGTGCAGCGAGTTCGCCGCGCTGGGCGACGCCTTGCTGAACGGTCCGATCTTCTACGCGCACCGGGGCTGGGGTCCGACGCTACACATGGCCGAAGCTGGATTCACGGTCGAGTTCTTCATCTACCGCGAAGGCGGGGCAGTCTACGACGCCGGGAAGAACTGGGAATGGTCCGGGTCGGTGAACTTCTCACGCGAGAGCGGGTACACGGAGGAGCAGGTTTTTGGCTTCTGGTGGCGCGGCGGGGTGAGTTTCGGCGGTACCGAGATTGGCATGGGGATGTCTGGCGACGTTCTCTGGGCGAATAACACGTCGGTCGCGCAAGTGCCGCCGGATGGCGTCTGGACGCACGTTGCCTGGGTGGTGGACAGCGAGATGCGCTGCTATGTCGCCGGTCAACTGGTGCTGACCGTGGCCTTGAACGATGGGCCGATGACGACCGATCACCAGTTCAAGTCGGTGACGCTGGACAACTTCTACGGTGACACGCACGTTCGCGCGGTGGACGAGTACCGCGTCACCGGACGGATTCTGTACACCGGCAACTTTACGCCGCCGGCCATCATCTTTCCTGACCCGAACCCATGAAGATCGTCGGTCCGTCCTACACGCTCAATCACCGCAAGGCGGACACGCAGAGAAGCGTGAACCTTATGCCGGTGGTCAACGAGGTTCCTACCGGCAAGTCGGTCGCCTATCTGGACAGCGTGCCGGGACTGAATGCCTTTGGCGCGCCGGGGATGATCCTGGTAGAAGACGGCGGATTCCTGCTGTGGGAAGACGCAACCATCACCGCACTGGAATGACATGGCACGCGGACTGATAGCAAATCCTGCCGGGAACCAACTTTTCGGCGTCTTCGGGGATGGGTTCTACACCATCGCACCCACGGGCGAGAGAACCCGCATCGGCTCGCTGGTGACGCGCAGGGGTCATGTCGGGATGAAGGTCGGGTTGAATCAGGTGGTGGTGACGGACGGCGGCTATGGCTACGTCTACGATCTCACCACGAAGACCTGGACGCGCATCACGCACGAGGGTTGGCTGGGTTCGGCCACGGTGGAATATCTCGCCGGTTACTTCACCTTCATCGACCCGCACAGTCAAACCTTCTACATCTCTGCCAACGAGGACGCGCTCGAGTTCGACCCGACAGAGTTCGCCACTGCACACGACTCGCCGGATAAGCTGGTGGGTCAGGTGGTGACGGCGCGCTCGCTCGTGCTTTTTGGCGAAGTCGGTGCCGAGGTCTGGCACGAGACGGGGAATGTTGATTTCCCGCTTGAGAGAAACAACGGCGTGGCGATTGATGTCGGTTTAATGGCACCGTTCACCGCCAAGGAACTCGATAACAGCGTCTATTGGCTGGGACGGGACGAACGCGGTGCCGGGATGGTGTACCGGCTGGAAGGATTCCGGCCTGTTCGTGTTTCGACAATGGCGGTCGAGGAAGTCATCCAGCGCGCGGTGAGAGATGGTCATCCGGTCCACAAATCGGTGGCCTATGCCTACCAGCAGGACGGACACAGCTTCTACTGCTTGCAGGTTCCAGGCTTGGATACGACTTGGGTATACGACGCGGCCAGTGGGCAGTGGCACGAACGGGCGGAACTGGTGGACGGGGACTACGCGCAGCACCGGGGCCGGTATCACGCCTATGCCTACAACAAGCACCTGATTGTGGGCGATGACGATGTGATCTACGAATACGACCCCGAGGTGTACACGAACGCCGGGGATGTGCTGGTGAGAGATCGTATCTCGCCGCATAACGCGGTTCCCACGCTCGAGCGGTTGAACTTTCGCGGCGTGGAGTTGGACTGCGAGGTGGGACACGGGAAAGCAGGACAGGAGCGGGCCGAACTGCTGATGCGCTACTCCGATGATGGTGGACATTCCTACGGCTCGTGGCGCACGTCTACGTTGGGCGCTGTGGGTGAGAGAAAGGCGCGTGCGCGGTTTCTGCGGTGCGGCATGGCGCGCGACAGGGTGTGGCATTTTCGGGTAACGGACGACACGCAGTTTGCGATTATCGGCGCTGCGGTAGACGTGACGAAGGCGACGAAATGACCGTACAAGTGCAATCGCTGAGAGTCCCGATTGGGACGGTGCGGGTGAATGGTGAGGAGTTGCCGGTGTTCGCCACAAACGAGTGGAGACGGCCGCTGGAGGAGATGGCGAAGCTCTTGAACGAGCAACAGTTGCTCATCGAAGCCTTGCAGGCGCGGTTGCCGTGAGTTTCAAGGTTCCGGTGGTGCAGCGACCGGAATACACGATCTATCTGCAAGACATTGAAGGCACGACCTGGGCGCATTGTGATGTCCACAAGTGGTCCCCGTCCATTTGCCGTCGCCTGAAGGCGGACGCGAACACGGTTTATGAGTTACACGGCGGGCCGATCTTCGCATTGAACGAACCGGCGGGATGCCAGAAGCACGTTCACTTTCTGCGTGTGATGGGCTTTGAGTTTGTGAAGGAAGTAGACGGGCCGCAGTTTATCTACAAGAGGTGACAAATGGGACTTGACCCTGTAACCCTGGGAATCGGTGCTTCGGTGCTGGGTGGCGCGATCAGCAGTAGTGGCGCGCGCAGCGCAGCTCGCACGCAAGCCGCTGCCGCAGACCAGGCAACGCAATTGCAGCGCGAAATGTACGGTCAGGCCGTGGACCGCAATGCGCCGTTCATGGGTGCTGGTGTGGAATCCGTCAACCGTCTGCGCGACCTGCTCGGCCTGAGCGATAACACCGGGGCGGCGGGATATGGCACGTTCGGGCGGGTTCCTACGGCTCAGGACGTGATGAACGAACCCGGCTACCAGTTCGGGTTGAGCGAGGGTTTGAAGGGCGTGAATCGCGCCTATAACGCGCGCGGCCTGACTGGCTCTGGTGCCGCCGGGAAGGCGCTGATGCGCTACGGCACGGACTACGCCAGCGGGCAGTACGGTAATGCCTTCAATCGCTTGATGGGCGCGCAGCAGCAGGCTTACAGCCAGTTCGGCAACCTTGCGAACATGGGGCAGAACGCGGCCAACAATACCGGGCAGGCGGGCGCGAACTTCGCCAACAACGCGGCGAGCAACATGTTCGGCGCGGCGAATGCGAACGCGGCCAATGCTCTTGCTCAAGGGAACATCTTCAGCGGCCTCGCCAATCAGGGCGCGAGTATGTACAACCGCTACACGCAGCAGCAACCGTTCCAGGGGATGTCGGGGCAGTATCCCGGTTGGCAGTTGGATGCTTGGGGCGGACGAGGGGAATAGCTATGGCCGGAATTGACACGTCGATCTACTCTGCTTTGCTTCGTCCGCCGAAGTCGATTCAGGACTACGACAACGAGTACGATCAGCAGGAGTCCAACAAGCTCGCGCGCCTGTTGCAAGGCCAGCAGATGACGCTCAATCAGCAGAAGCTGGACGAGTACGGGCGCGGGTTGGAGAGGCAGAACCGCTTGCAGTCCGTACTGGGCGGCATCGCGCCGGGGGCGGCGGAAGACGTGCGGATCAACGCTCTGCGCGGTGCCGGGTTCTTTGACGAGGCCGACAAGATCGACAAGGCGTGGATTGACCGTCGCAAGGCTATCGCGGAGGAGGAAGCAAAGCGGGCCGAAACGCGCACGAAGTACGCCGAACTGGTCAAGAAGGGTCTGGGCTACGTCTTCAACAACCCGACGCCGGAAGCTGCCATGCAGGCGATTTCGATTGTCGAGCAGCAGACGGGGCAGGACTTGAGCCTGTACCGCCAGCAAGTACAGTCGTTGCGGACGCCGGAACAACTCAAGCAATGGGCCGCCGGCCACGCGCTGGAAGTCGAGAAGTCGCTGCCGAAGACACATGATCGGAACCTCGGGAACGCTATTCAGGGGGTAAGTGTCAACCCTGTGACCGGAGTGGAGTCAGTCGTCAGCACTGCGCCAACAGAGGCGCAAACCCCGTTTGGTTACGCGAAAGGGCCAGACGGCTCTATCTCGGTTGATCCGGGATTCTTGGAGTCCAAGAAAGCTGTTGCGCGGGCAGGCGCTACGTCGATCACTAACAACCTGGGCCAAGGGTCTAAGGGTTGGGTTGCTGCCGATCAGGCTTACGGCAAAGACTTTGTTGATTTCGAGACGCAGGGAATGTCGGACGTTGTGAAGCAACTCGATCAACTCAAGTCGGCGCGCAAGTTGCTCAAGAGTGGATCGAACATCAGCGGGCCGATCATGGGTAATTTGCCTGATCCGGTACTTGCGCTCACGAACCCGAAGGCGATTCAAGTGCAGGACGCGATCCTTGAAGTCGGGCAGAGGAACTTGCGCCTGGTTCTCGGCGCGCAGTTCACCGAGAAGGAAGGCAAGATGCTGCTCGCTCGCGTTTTCAATCCGCGCATGAGCGAATCCGAGAACGTCGCCCGTTTGGATCGGTTGATGGAGCAGATCAAGTCTGCGGCGGACGCCAAGATGAGCGCGGCGAAGTATTTCCGCGAGAACGGCACGCTATATGGGTGGAAAGGGAAGCAATACACCCTGGAGGACTTCGATCCGGACAACGCCGCGCCCAAGGCGGCTGACAAAGCGTCTTCTGGGCCAAAGCCGGGTAGCGTCGAGAACGGGTATCGGTTCAAAGGAGGCGACCCCGCGATTGCTAGTAATTGGGAGAAGGTGCAATGAGCGGGCCGTGGGACAAATACGCAACAAAGCCGCAACCGGCTGGGCCGTGGGACAAATACAAAGCGGTCCCTGCGGAGGGTGAATCGTTGGGTACGGGCGGCGGCACGTTGCAATTCGGCCCGTTTGACACCGGGATCAAGACGCCGGAATGGCTTGATAACACCCTCGCAGGCGTCGGCAAAGCGTTTGTAGACACGGGGCGCGGCGTGGGTCAGATGGTAGGGGCCGTAGATCGCAAGGACATCGAAGATGCGCGCAAGACCGATGCTGCGCTCATGGAAACCACCGGGGGGAAGGTTGGGAACTTGATTGGGAATGTGGGGCTACTTGCCCCAACCGCCTTCATTCCTGGCGTGAACACCTATCGAGGCGCTGCGGCGCTCGGGTCGCTTGTGGGGTTGATTCAACCGTCTGCGTCAACCGGAGAAACAACCACGAATGCCCTAATGGGTATGGCAGGTGGCGTTGGTGGGCAGGGTTTGGCGAATGCCGTGGGGCGCGTTGCAGGGAATCGCTTATCCCATGTCACGCAAGGGCAGAACTCAGCCGCACTTGCTGGCGAACGCATGGGAATGCGCCTAACCCCTGGGAAGGCAAGCGGTAGCCCTATGCTGCAACGGGTGGAAGCCGCAATGGAATCCAACCCCATGACTGCGGGCGGGTTTGACGCGATCAAGCAGGTCAATGCGACGGCAGTTAATCGTGCCGCAGCCAAATCCATAGGCGAAACTGCCGACGAACTCAGCACGCCGATTCTTGCTAGGGCGGACACGCGGATTGGTGCGGTCTTCAATTCTGTCGCGGACAAGACTCCGGTTCCGCTCGACCCTGTAAGCGTCGGCGGCAAGTTGTCAACCATCTTGCGGGATTCGGACGGGATGCTGATGGGCAATGCCGAACTCGCTCAGAACGGGCTTTGGAAGCGCCTGGACAACTTTGTGAACAATCAGGGCGGCGCGAGCCGGGAACAACTGCGGCAACTGTCATCGAATCTGGGCAAAGCGGCGAAGAACAACATGACCTCGCCAAATGGCGACCGAGCGTTGGGCGAGGCTTTGTTCAAGGCACAAGAGGTTGTCGAGGATGCAATAGAGGGAACACTATCTGCCGCGCAGAAACCGGCCTATGCGACCGCTCGGGAACAGTACCGCAATCTGATGCTACTCACCGCGAAGACCAACGTAGTTAATCCGTCGAGCGGCCAAGTGTCTGGGCGCGGGTTGGCGAACGCGCTGATGCAGAAGGATCGCGGCGGGTTCACGATGGGCCGCAATTCGTCAGATATGTACGATGCTGCACGCTTTGTCCAGGCTCACCCGAGCATTGTCGGTGATAGCGGAACGGCGACCCGATCAATGGGGCCGACGGATTGGCTTATGGGAATCCCCGGCAATCTTCTGAGCCGCGCCTATCTGTCCCGGCCCGTGATTGAGGCGGCGCGACTGGGTGGTGGTGGTGTTGGCCTTGCCGCGCAACTCGCCAACCCGCTTACAAACGCATTGGCGCGTCCGCTAGGGGTGGTTGGTGGGAACTCGCTTGCCGCCCACTTCCTTGAGCAATAGCCGTTTCAGACGGCCATCTTTCATCCACCGTTGAACGGCTAGACGAACAGGCAGGCAGATAAGGCCAAGCACAAGCAGCGCAATCAATGGCCGGATCACGATAGCAGTTAGCCACATCCCCCAAGTATAGACCCGTCACGGTTTCGTGGCGGGTTTTTTTTCGAGGTAATCCATGAATCTCGCCCCGCTGTTTCCCGTCCAGTTCCTCGACCAGAACGGCGACCCCTACGCCGGTGGCAAGCTCTACACCTACGAGTCTGGGACTACCACGCCGCAGACCACCTACTCGGACGAGGCCGGGACGCCGAACACCAACCCGATCATCCTCGACTCGGCCGGCCGGTGCGACCTGTGGCTTGACCCTGCCTTGACCTACACGCTCACGCTTAAGGACTCGGCTGATGTGCTGGTCAAGACCTGGGACAACGTGGACGGGGTGGTTTCTGGCAGCGTCGGGGTAACTAGCGTAAACACCCTGACCGGGGATGTGGTTCTGGCGGCCGAGGATATTGGCTTCACGACCGGGACCGCTGCGACGTGGTTCAGCGGGGATGACGTGGCCGAAGCCCTGGACAGTCTCATCAACAAGATCGACCTGCCGGGTGACTTGGTAACGGCTTCACAAGTGCCGATTACCGACGCCGGTGACTACTACACCGGCACCAACGTCGAGGCGGCTTTGCAAGAGGTTGGCGCGCGGGTGGTGGCGAACACGCTGCCTGACCAGACCGGCAATTCTGGCAAGTACCTGACCACCAACGGGACGGCGGCGAGTTGGGGCACCTACACCCCGGCGGCTTTCACCGCGTCGATCCCTGCCGGCGACCTGACGGTGAGCGTGGCCTCTGGTGGGCCGCACGCCTACGGCAGCCGATCCGTCGCGGTGGTTGGCGGGACGGTGCCGCACACATATTTCTGGGTGCCCGTCGCTGAGTCGGGTTCCGGCCTGGTGACTTCGGGCCTGCGTACCGCGTCGATCACGCTTTCTGGTTCGGGTGACGGCGGGACGAACCTCGCGTCCGTGCTGTGCGTTGTCACCGACGCCACCGGCCGCGTGACCACGGCCGCCTTCAACCTGTCGGCCACGCACGCCGCCTCTGGAGCCTAGCCATGACGGACAAGAAAATCAGCGACATGATCGCCGCCGACCCGTTGACCGGCGCAGACATCATCCCCGTGCTGCAAGGCGGAAACAACCGCCGTGCCACGCTAGACGCGCTGCCGTACCTCCCCGCTGGTACTGGTGCGGTTGCTACTACGGTGCAGGGGAAGCTGCGGGAACAGGTAAGTCTCCTAGACTTTAAAAATGCCGCCGCTATTGCAGGGGATTGGACTACGGCACTTGCCGCCGCTCTTGACTATGTGAAAGCGCGTTCTGGTGCGTTGTTCATTCCAAGTGGCACCTATGTGGTCACTTCTGGCTACACCCAATCAACAACAGGTTCCGACATACTTATCTATGGCGAGGGGTCAACTAGAGAGAATGCGAGAGGCTCCCATATCCAACTGAGTAGCACCGATCCGGCCAGTTTCTTCTACAAACAGAACGCAAGACATCACCTACAAGTTCGTGACATCACTTTCTCGTGCGCGCAGTATGTCTTGGATCGTAAATTCTTCGTTTTCGCGGCTGGGGGGGCATACTTCAAATATGCCAACGTGAACTTCGAGTCTGTTGAAAAGCCTATCTATTTCGACACGAATTGCTATTTTCAAAACGCAGCCCTAGAGAATGTGCAATTCCGTGGATCGGGAACGATTCACAGTGCTGGCGCGAGTCCGCTAAAGGGTACATTGCTGCTGCTTGACAATGTGAACCACGAGACATCTGTACCAATAAATACTGAAAAAATTGTTTGCGATCTCTCGGGGGTTCGCTCTATTAAAGCGGTGAATTTTCTGCTTGAGGGGTCGCTACCGGCGGCGGGGTGGACCGTATTGAAACTGTCTAATGGGGTAATTGGGCAAAATTTTGGCGAGATGGGGGGGCATTTCGAGAATTATTGGAGCGAGTGGCCCATAACCGCGCCTGAGAACGCGCTTTTGATAAATGGGATGTCTGTAAAGGTATACAGCCCATATATTGATAATGGCGCAATCAGGTTGCAAAATAACGCTTTTCTCGTATTGGAGGGAGTTAACCAAAGGCAAGATGAGGCTAGCATAGACTCGGCTATGGTATTCGAGGATACGCTGTCACGGGTTATTTTTCAGAATGCGTTACTACGGAACAGTTCATACGCATTAACAAACTCATCTCAGGTTATTGTCCGCGACAGTGAGGTTGTCTGGAGCGGGGCGGCTAATGATGCCGTCAAGTGTTACCCGCTGAGTTCCTCACACTCCGAAGTTTTGTATGAGTGGCAGGGCGGTTTAATGCGATCTACAACTCGGGTAAATCTTCTGGCAGATAATGCGTATAGTAGTTTGCGGAGTATAGAGACGAATGCAACCTATGGCCGTTTAATTCGGATAAACCGTAACGGCGAGAATTATCCGAGACTCGGATGGCAAGTTAAAATCACGCCGGAGATGTGGGGTAAGCCTGTTACCCTATCCCTGCTTGCGCGTTTCCCTGATCGGATCGGCGGAACATATCTGCAAATGTATGCTGACTGGGATGGCGGTGTCTGGGGGGGGCTTGCTGGCCTCGGAGCTATTTCCACGGGCAGTTATCTGTGGTCAAAATGGACGGTTCAAATACCCTCGGGAACCACCTTTGTAGGATTTCAGCCGGGAACAAATAGCGATGTCGTGGCAGAAGATTTAACGATTGCGGCTGTTCGTTTTACCGTTGGGATGGATATTCCTGTAAATATCCTTCCGAATTATCCAACCGCAACCATTTCATATAACACGGCGGCACCGACTACAGGTACTTGGGCGGCTGGTGACATTGTGTATAACTCGGCCCCCGCTGCGGCGACTACTCCGGGGTGGGTTTGTGTGACCGCTGGGTCGCCGGGAACGTGGAAAGCAATGGCGAATCTGGCGGCGTAACCATGACAATCCTGATCCTTTTCACCCTCCTCCAACTCGCTGACGGTTGGACAACGTACCGCATCCTGCAAATCGGTGGCCGTGAGTTGAATCCCGTCATGCGCTGGTTGTTTGCGCGCGTGGGATCAACGCCGGTAATCGTCGTCGCAAAGGCAGGCGCTATTGCGGTGGCCTATTGGCTGCTGGGTATTCAGTACGGGCCAGAAGCCGTGGGCGGCCTGTGCATCGTTTACGGCCTTGTTGTCTGGAATAACGTCAACGTGCTGGAACGGATGCAGTGATTACCGCGCAATTCCTGCTGCTGCTGATCGCAGTAGTCGCCTGGCGTCTCTATTGTCGCGGCCACCAGCAGCGCCGCAGAACTGATGTCTACGATCCATACGAGGACTGGCAATGATGGCGACCCGAGACGACCTATCTGAGCGCATCGCCGTGTTGTCGTCACGCGTGGACGGGCTAGCGCAGGCGCAAGCGCAGTATCACGACGACGCGCGCGGTGAGAGAGAGAAGTTATTTTCCAAACTCGACAGCCTGTCCAATGAAATGACGCACTACAAAGGGATGCTCGGCGGGATCGCGCTGCTCGCCAGTTGCATCGTTGTCGCTCTCGGGATTGCGAAAGGCTGGTTGTTCGGCAAATGAACATCGTCGAATTGCTGCGCCGCGATGAGGGCGAGATTCTGCACGCCTATACCGACCACCTGGGCTATTGGACGCTAGGGGTTGGCAGGCTCGTGGACAAGCGCAAGGGCGGCGGTATCAGCCGCGAGGAATCCGCCTACCTGCTCGCCAACGACATCAAGCGCATCGAGGCACAACTGGACGAGTCGTTGCCGTGGTGGCGCACGTTATCCGAACCACGGCAGGCGGTCCTGGTGAGCATGGCGTTTCAGATGGGCCTAGCCGGCCTGCTCGGCTTCAGGAACACCTTGGCCGCCATCAAAGCCGGCAGGTATGAAGACGCTGCCGGCGGGATGCTGGCAAGCAAGTGGGCGACGCAGACGCCGCAGCGCGCCGCTCGACTGGCGAAACAAATGCGGAACGATGTCTGGGTGTAGGAGGTCGCTATGTGGCAACTGTTGATCCCGACGATTGGCAACCTGTTGGAGAAGGTGCTGCCTGACCCGAAGGCCGCAGCCGAGGCGAAGCTGGAAATGCTGAAACTCGCGCAGGCCGGCGAGTTCAAGGAAGTGGACGCGATGTTGCAGTTGGCGCAAGGCCAAATGGACATCAACAAGGTTGAGGCCGGCACGGATATGTTTCGCGGCGGCTGGCGTCCTGCGGTCGGGTGGACGTGCGTTGCCGGGTTGGCCTACCAGTTCTTGTTGCAACCGTTGCTGCCGTGGCTTGCGGCGGTCATCGGGTTTCAGGTCCCGCCCCTGCCGGCCATCGACAACGAGACGCTGATGGTGCTGCTCACTGGCATGCTGGGTTTGGGTGGCATGCGGACGTTTGAACGTGTGAGGGGTAAAGCATGAAAGCCGCCATCTTCCTCGTCCTGTTCATCGCCGGGTGTGCAACCCCCGCGCCGGTATCGCTCAAACCCGATCACAAGCTGCCGCCGGACATCATGCTGATCTGCCACGAAAGCGGCAACTGGGCGGTGGTGTCGATGCTCGCGCAGCAGGGCGCGGTGTTCAACGCCCCGTGCGGGCCGAACGCATGAAGAAGCCGCCGATTGTCGCCGTCGAGTGGGATGACGCGGTAATGCTCGACAAGAGCCACTGGCAGGACGGCGAGTGGCCAGCGCCACCGGAGCCGCACCTGTGCGTGAGCGTCGGCTTCCTGGTCCACCGGACGCGCCACCACTTGCAGTTGCTCCAGACCACCAGCGACACGCAGCACGCCAACCCGATCACGATCCCGCGCGGCTGCGTGAAAGAAGTGATGCAGCTCTGGCCACGCCCGCCGTTGGCCCCGGCGCTTGAGACGACACCCAATGGCAACGCCACCGATCTCGCGTGAGACTTGTCTGGCGGCGGTTGAAGCGGTGCGCCTGCATGGTTCGGTAAGTGCTGCGGCATTGGCGTCGGGTTTGTGTGACGCGACGTTTCGCAACCGAGTGATCCGCGCCGAGCAACTGTACGGCCTGACCCCGGCGCAACTGAGCAACGACCCCGTGCCGCAGGGTTTCAACATTCGCGGCACCTCCACGCTCTACGGACCCGACGGCACGGCACGCCTGCAATGGGTCAAAACTACCGCCCAACAGGAACGCGAAAACGGGCTTGTAGAGCGTTTGAAAGAGACGTTCGCAGACTTACCCAAAGCGCCGAAGATCGCCCCACAGAAGCGCGTTTCGCGCGACCTGGCGGCGGTGATGGTGATGGGCGATCCGCACCTTGGGATGTATTCGTGGCGGGACGAGACGGGCGAGGACTTCGATCTCAACATTGCCGAGCGCGATCTTGTTGCCGCCACCTACAGACTTGTTGACGCCACCCCGGCGTGCGAGCAGGCGCTGATCGTCAACGTGGGTGACTTCTTTCACAGCGACAACAATTCCGGCACGACGATGCGGAACAACAACAAGCTGGACGTGGACACCCGCTGGGCGAAGGTGCTGCAAGTCGGGTTGAGGGCCATGCGTGCGTGTATCGAGGCCGCACTGTCGAAGCATAAACGAGTACACGTTATCAACGCTATTGGGAACCATGACGACCATACCAGCCGCATCCTGACCGTCGCGCTTTCGTCAGTATACGAAAAGAACCCCCGCGTGACGTTCGAGATGAGTCCGTCGCACTTCCTCTACTGGCGATTCGGTAAGTGTCTGGTAGGGGTGACGCACGGCGACAAGACGAAGCCAGAGCAGCTCGGCCCGATCATGGCGACCGACCGGCCTACGGACTGGGGCGAGACGACGCACCGGGTTTGGTACACCGGCCACGTCCACCACAGGCGCGTCTTTGAAGTGCCGGGGTGCCTGATTGAAAGCTTCCGCACCCTTGCGGCTCGTGACGCCTGGGCCGCCAGCATGGGCTATCGTAGCGGCCGGGATATGCAGGCTATCGTCCTGCACAAGACCTACGGCGAGGTAGAGCGCCACCGTTGCGACGTGCAGATGCTGCGGTAGTCACGCCGGCCATGTGTGTGTATACGTTGTATACACGTCGCGCGCGCGTGTGTGCGTTACGCACGGGTATCTATACACGTTTGGGTATAAACGTACCCATTCCCGCCATTGTTGGGTATGAGCGTACCCATTCCCCTTGCGCGGAACCGTTTGCAATCTTGGCCGTGTTCTGGCTTTATCCACACAGGCCCCATTCCCCAGAACGCAGGACGAGTTTTGCACTCAGCCATGCCGTGGTTCCACTCTTTGCGGTTCGCGCAGGTCAGGCATGATTGTGTTTCTTCGCTCATTTCCCTTCTCCCCTTGCACGGATAGCGTCAGCTAATTCATTACAAGCAAGTGTGTATTCGTAGGTGTCGCTATCACCATTCCACTCTGCGTCACACAAAGCCGCGCACGCTTCTCGCTCCGCCACTACCTGTTCGGCAGCGTATTGTTCGATGTCGAGATATAGCGCTGCCAGAGCTGGGTTAATGCCATCGTGGATTATGGCCGTGGTAAAATGCTTTGCCACATCATCTAGTGTCATCATCTCTGCTGCTCCCCGGTGAGAAGCGGCGTTTCAGTCCAATCAGCCGTGTCCTCGTTATAAACCGCTAAACCGTGTTTGGTGGCTAATGCTCCTGCTTCA